TAGCCCCATGAGGAAATAGACTGAATAGGGTCTTCTTTACTACCCCAAGTTTCCCTGCATCCACCCTCGCCTTCAATGAATCAACCCCTTGATGCAAAGCACTCGCTTTGTCATTGGTATCCTTCCAACCAGGAATCGAATCGTCGTAAGCCTTATCAAGAACAGTCCTGGCTCGATGCGCCGCCCTACCATCTGCCCCAAGCTCCCCACCATTATGCTTCCTATCCCAGTCGATGATGCTGTCCAGATCACCCCTAAGCTCAAGAGCCTCCATCGGAGTTACCTGAGTCAGGGGTCTCCCCTGGGCAATTTGATTCCACAACGGAGATTTTATATCTCCCTGTGCCGCACTCTTTCTAAGCTCAGCGGTGTTTTCATAAATCAACCTGAGTGACTCGCTCATTTGTGGGGTGATAGTATGAGTGATTCCCTGTTGGGTTCCCTTTGCAGCAAGATCACCAACCTCTTGCTTCGCAGCAGCCAGCTTGCCTTCGTAATGCTGAACTGCGTTCTTACTACTTACGACCTTGTCTGTCTCGGTAGAGAGCCACTTCGGAACCTGAACCCCAGTCTCCCGATTCTCAATAAGGCCGGTCATCTTGGTTGTGATTCCCTTAGCTGTGTTCCTAGCACTCTCGGCAGCCGGCTTAGCCACTGACTCTAGTGCCGACTTAGCATTTGCCCTAATCTCAGGATGAGCCGCCCCCATACTGAGAAGTGCGGTGGATGTTCCAAGTCCTCCAGCAACATCCCCACTCCTGAATTGATCTCCACCATGTGCGAGCATCGGACCCAGAAGGGGAATACCACTCTCTACGGTGTGAGCAGCGGAGTCGATCTTAGACATGATCCCAGGTTTCTTCCATTCCTCCTGACCCCGTGCGGCAAGACTTGTCTGACCTTGAACCGCAGACTGTCCCATCTCTTTCAGAGATTGACCGAGAAGTCCTGGGTGCATCATCGCCTTTGCAGGACCAGTCACCACATCTGTAGGATGTGTCATTGCCCCTTCAGGCATCCCAAGTCCTGTACCAACAGAGGTACTGAATCGTTCTACGGCTCCGGGGTGACGAGGCTGATTCTTCTGATCCTCCTTCGGAGTCGGTGCCGAGGCAGAGAACTTTCCACTTGCCATTGCCTCCTTCGCCCTCGACATTGGAATGACAGTGGCTTCGCCAGTCTCCTTGTGATAGAGGGTGGCTCCCTGAGCGAATTTCCCACTCTTAATCGCTGCACCAGCTTTATCAGCAGGGACGTCAACGATACTTCCATCTTGATGAAACAGCGGAACGGTAGTTGAACTCATTGTTTCCTCACAGTCCCACCAAATTGAGCGGCATCATCAGCGGCGGAACTACTGCCTCCAGCAGGCTTATTATATGGAGCGGCTGAAGCACCTACCCCTGCGGAGCCTCTTGGAAGTTGGCTCGCTGGCCTTCCACCAGTTCTACTCATCGCCCCAAGAGCCTCACTCTCAGTAGCCAGCTTCACCGCGGTAACTTCTGGATTCTGATAGAAGCTGCTGTTGAAATCACGCAAGTCCTTCACCAAGGTCGCATTACGTCCGTGCATATTCGCAATCGCAGGCGCTGCGAACTCAGCCCAGGTTACAAACTGCATTGCATCTGGGTCTTTATCAGCAAGCGCAGTCTTGAACTTATTCTGTCCCCAGGCGCCGGCACCAAATAGATCAGGCCGCTTCTTCACGATCGCCTGCATTTTGGTAACATACTGTTGCCCAACATTTGAAAGATCAATCCTGCGCTGCTCCTCATAGGTAAACTTTGCACCATTTGGTGCCTTAGCATTTGCCGAGTTTGCCTTAGAATCAAGAAGGGACTTCTTGTAATTTAACTCCTCATTCTGATGAGCAATCCTCAAATCCCCCTGCCGAACCCGAGCAACTGCTGCATCGGTGTAAGCCTTCTCCTTTGCCTGCTGGAGTTTCAACACCGGATCAGCAGCAATTTGCTCTGGGGTAAATGGAGTCGAAGAGGCATTCCCTTTCTCATCAAAGGTGATATTGTGCCCTTTGATCTTACCTTCCTCAACCAACTTATTCTGAGCAGCGGACCGCTGCTCGTCAGCGCGCTGCCCTCTGGTATCAGCATTCTGCTGATTTACCTTCTCCTGCTGTTGTCGGTAGGCAATGTCTGCCATCATCTTGGCGAGCTTTTCTTTCCTCTCCTCAGCATCAATTGCCGCCTGACTAATTGCCTGATGCGCCCTTTGAGTCCCAACATAAGCCCCGCTCATCGGATCGGTCATGGCCTTCTCCATGATTTGAGCCTTCTTCTTCGAGAGCTTATCGCTGCCAGCCATCTTAATCGACTGAAGCTCTTGTGCGGTAAGTGGCATCCCCGCCTTTTGCTTCTCCTCCGCAATTGAAGCGGCAGTGAAAATGGCAGCCTCAGAAGCCTCTTGCTCAAACTTCTTCTGCTTCGCCTCCCGAATCCCGGCTCCCAACCCTTTCATCCCAGCCGCTATCGCACTCATCGTCTTGTCAGCTCCCCCTACGGGGGCTTGGTACTTCGGCTCTGGAGAGCGAGGTTGGGCCATTGGACCCCCTGCTTGAGCAGGACTCATGGTCTGCAAGAGAGGGGCTACCTCAGTACCATTCTTCGGAAGCTGTCCCTGAGGGCTACCAGGAAGTTGTGGCAACTGCTGAGGACTCTGCTGCTGAAGCAATTGCTGAATCATTGCCTCCGGATTTACTGGAGCTGCTGCCATATTAACCTCCCAATCCGCCTAAGAAGTTGATTGCATTCTCGCCAATTGAACTTGATCCGGTGAAGTCCATGTTCCCAATCCCACCACCCAATGCCCCAAGAATCTGCTGAAGTCCAGTTCCTTGCTTCTTCTCTAGATACTGAGGCATTGTCGTCGCAGCTTTCATCTGAGAACCAATCAGAGGGTTGTTCTGCGGGCTGATTCTCTGGAACTCTTGGTACAATCTGTCGATTGATGCTTGGTCAAGTCCCTGGATGTACTGACTCAACCCCGCCTGAATCTGCTCTTGAGTTGCCCCTGCGGTCAACTGCCTGCCCGCGGCTGCTTCCTGTGCAGCCTGTTCCGCCTGGGTAAGCTGGGCATTCTGATCTTTAGTAACTTGAGTTTCGTAATCCGACATCGCCGTTCCCATTGGTGATCCCGCCAGATTCCCACTGAGATTCATCCCTTCCTTAAGCTGGGCTTGATTCTTCTGGATGTTTTGCTGCTCCGCCGATTTCATCGCTTCCCACGCCGGTCCCACATCGGTGGGATTCCCGGTGTTAGCTATCTTATTCAGCGGGTTGTTCGGACTCTGTATTGCCTGCATAAGACTCTGCAAGAGCTGATTTTGTGGAGCAGAGAGTTGTCCTGGCGCAGTCGCCTTGCCACTTGACGATAGGATCGAACTCCAGTCAAAGGCAGGAACCCCCTGTCCAACCTGACTTGACAGCCAGCCGAACACCTGCTTCGTTAGATTAGGATCAAGCGTTCCCCCGGCGTAGTATTGGGAATTCGCCGATGGTGCAGATGGGGACTCGTTTCTTACAGTTGCTCCACCTGGAACTGGCGCTGCCCCACTGGCGCTTGGCATCTGTACTGGAGCCGGAGCACCGGGAGTATTCCCCCCAGCCATTGCATTCGTCCCCATGTTCAGGGTGGGATACGAACCGTATTGATTCGATCCACCGAACAACCCATTCGAGTCGTTGTTCTCTGAGCCGAAATTGAAAAGCTGACTACCTGAGCTGCTCATCCTCTTCCTCCTCCAAAACCATACGATCTTACGATCGGTCTTAATCCGATTGATTCCCTGTAAAGTTCTTTCTTTCTCCGGGTGGGAACCCGTGCAATCATTCCCTTATCCTGCGGATGCTTGGGATCACCATAAAGCATCGTGTGAATCGCGGCGGCCTTGTCGAACTCTTGTAGGTCCATAAACCCCCTCATGAGGGCTGATTGGATTATAACTTCTTTCCATTGTCTTGTCAAGAGAATTGGAGTAGTCCCAACAACTGAGGGACTCCCCTCATTGATCGGAAACAATTGCAAGCATCTCGCCTGCACCGTATACCCTAGATTTGGTATCGGATTAAATCCAATCTGATCCGCGAAGCGGTACCAATCCGACGGCTGACTCCAGCTTCCCAGCGAGAGGGAACTCGTCGTCATCCGGTCAGCATCTTGGTAGTGCCCCGGATGGAGCTTCACCCTTGTATAATTCGTCGGAGGATCAATCCACAGCATTACCGAAAGCGTGGCCTGATTGTAAGTCAGCTGTGGATTGAGCATCAGGCTGAATGGGTATTCCTGCTGACCAGGAATCAAGGAGAACTTATCCCCCCAAGCCTCAAGCTCGTCGAAATCATCCCGCAGGTCAGAGTCCCCGGTAATCTCAACAAGAGAGTTCGCAACCCACTCAATAGCCTTATCCAGGTCGGAGGTACGATTCTCCAACTTAGTACAGACAATCGCGGCGTAATCTGCAATCGTCGGACCGCTTGCTGTTGGACTTAGAATTGGCATTTCAAATCTCCTATTGCTTTGCTATCCTACGACTTGTGAGACTCTCGGAAACGGTTTTCCGTTGCAGTGAAGCTGTGGTTAATTTTGCACACCGCTTCTATTCCAAAGATTCGCTCTCCGTGATCATCGACATGTTCCCAAAGTTCACGCTTCGCTCTTGATTCCTCTTCCTGAAACGTATCCAAAGTTTTAGCAAGCGCATCAAGTTGTATCTGCCGTGTAGCTTGCTCATTTTCCCGATTCAGCTTAATAGTTTCGGTAATTCCAGCGATCTGCGCCTGAATAGTACCTTTGAAGGTTCCCCAAAAAAGAGTCTGAGCAAGCAGCGACCCAATTATCGCCACCATTCCTACTCCGAGTGCAACCCATGATTCATTGCTCATTTATCTATCTCCCAACTTCCCCTGTGTTTCAATATCCCCACTGATTGCATCCAGCCATCGTCAATTGCAAGTACAGGTTCCAGTCGCTCCCACCACGGTAGAACAGTACCCAATCGTGGGATTCGTCCCAACCGTTTTCCAGCATGTCGCGTATCCCGCCGTGGGCGTTCCTTCTGCCGTTGGAAGGTTTTGTCCATTCGCGGTGATAACCCCCGCTGGGGTGACGTGGATAGCTTCAGCCCCATTAGCTCCGAGCGACAGCGCCGCACCCGAACTGGTGTTTATCCCAACCGCTGAGTTCGGTATTCCGTACACAGCCGAGCCTGAATTGTTGAGCAAGAACCAAGCGTTGTTCCAGCCATTGATGTTGAGCTGAGCACCGACCCATTGCCCACTGTTTGCGTTAAGTTGTACCTGATTGTTGATCGCGTCCGAGGTGCTTCCGATTGCTAGTCGAACCGGATTCGCGTAGGGAGCAACTCCAATTCCGACGTTGCCGACGTGATAGCTCGTTCCCTGATTTTTCCAATCTCCCGACGTGTCTAAATACCCGACCTGTGTGCATGAAGGCAAGCCGCCAGTCATAGTGAAAGGACACGCCAGGTAAAACCACCCGTTGCCGCTGTAATTATAAGCAGTGAAAGCCAGAGAATGCACATTTGTCCCGTCTAGTGTGCTTATGCTTGCGTAAGGGTTCGACGGATAATATGTGCTCAGGATATTAGCGACTCCTGTATTGCCACCGCCACCAAGATTGCTGATCGAGCCGAAGTCTCCCGCCCCCACTGCCTGCGGAACAATTCTCGATGTTCCCGCCATGCTTGCTGCGTTGCCATCCACAAAGCTTGCCGTGCCTAAATCCCACAGTACAGGGTAGCCCTTCATCTGCCCGCCGCTGGCGATGGTAACTCCCGTTCCAGAGGTTCCTTCACCTACGATGCTGTACTCATTTCCGTACCAGTTCGCCGCAGTGCCAATCTGTATGAACGCTGTCGTCCCGCTGGTCCCATTGAAGGTAAACCGGAGTTTGGAATGATAAAGAGTTCCCGTGACCGCGTTGATTCCTACCTGCCCACTGCCAACAGTGTACTGCATGTCTATATCGGAATATCCAAAGCTACACGAAGATGGATTCCCGGTGTTGCAGGCAAGCTGCCAGCCAACCGTATTACCCAAAAATTGAAGGTCGCGCATGTGACTGCGCTCCATCCATCCATTCGATGCGAGAGAGTTGTAGGTATACAATCCAACAGCGCTAGTGCCGCTGAACCCAGAAAATACGATGCGGTCTATCTTCGGGTCGATTACGCCGTTGGTTCGTACTCCAATTTGTCCAGCAGACCCATCACCTGTGAGAGTGAACCCAGATAACTCTCCGACCGTGGAAATCGAATAACTCGCCTCTGTCATGTAAAAAGTGGTCGATCCGGTCCGTGCAGTGATATGTACAGCGTTCGGCCCTGCTCCGATGATGCTCTGATAGGTTGGGTCATAGCTAACGGTCGCGGAACAGGTATAGGTTCCAGGAGGGATACCCACGGTTCCATAATTTCCCGTCCCGATCAGTGCGAGCGAAGTGTTTATTTTAACACAAGCATCGCCGCCAGAGGTAATAGAATACGTGCCATTGACCAACGGGGAGGTGACTGATGTTGTTGCTGTCATCGTGGTAAACGCGCCCGTCGCACAAAACAAGTTTCCTCCCGCCGTGGTAGAACACCCATTGGCAGGTAAGGCTCCGAGCGCCGCCGCCGTTGCTACTACGAAAGCATCTGTAGCGATCTTAGCTGTACTGTCGGCAGTGGTTTGCGTTGTGGCCGTCGTACCGTTCGGTAGCGCGGGAGTACCTGAGACATTCGCCGCCGTACCGCTTGTGTTTGCGGCGTTGTTTGGAATATCACCGCTCGTTAAGGCGCGGCAACTGAGCACCCCAGCACCGCCGCTCGAAGGCCCAGCGATTATGCAATTCTGCGCTCCGTTTGCTAGGCCAATTGTGATCGTTCCATTTGTGGTTAACGGTGACCCAGAGACAGTAAGCAAGACAGAAGGCACGGAAATTCCAACGCTGGTTATTGGTGTCCCGTAACCCGTTCCGTCTGCCTTCACATAACTTCCACCAGGAGCCCCTCCAATGGTTACCGTGGTAAACGCGCCCGTGTTTGGCGCAGTGCCCCCGATAGGGCCGGGAGATGCTGGATTGAACCTACTTCCGATAGTAATCGGCACAGCTGACTGTGCTTGGTAGTAAGCATTATACCCTGCAGCACTAATCATCGTAACAAAATTCGTCGTGCTCCCCACATTCACATAGAATGAGTAATTCCCATTTGCATCTGCTACCGGAGTCACTGAGTAACTCAAAGCAGGATCACTATAAGTCAGCACTGGAGTTGTACAGGTCAGCGGAAGTACCCCCGTATTTACACAGACTTGAATCGTGGACCCAGGCAACGACTTAACATAGTTGTTCGAACCAATCCCAAGCGCGATGTTTGAAATCAGCCCAGCCTGACCAACTACCTGAGGTACCAAGAGCAGCGAAGCTACAATTGTTCCCAACGTAAACAATACTATCTTTTTCATTCCATCACCTCAGTGAATAAACAGGGTTAACTTCGCGCTTGCTGCCGTAGCCTTCATTGTAATTTGAGAGCTAGTTGCTGGTACAGAGCCTGTGTAAAGATCGCAGGGGGAGTCCTTCTGCTTTATATCCGTCCCCACCGGAACCGACCCGAGGTTGTGGGTCACAACGAAGTCGGTGTTCGGAGTTGCAGGGGTAGTCACAGTGATCCAAGTCCCCTTGATATTTCCAGACGAACCTGGATTCGCCGCCTGCGAAACCGGAGCATTTGGTGTTGCCCCTGCGGGCTGACCAAACTCGATCCCGCTATTTACAACCGTCTCCAGATCAGAGAACCGCTTGCGGGTGTGAATATCAACCTGCTTCCCCTGATTCCCAAGGGCCAAATTAGCATTAAAGCGCATTTTTAACCTCCCCACTCTGTGAGTAAATCGGAGCATAACTACTCATCTCGAAGGGAACGCCTGCTTCGCCGCTCAACTCCATTGTGATGTAGATCGACGGCAGGTTCACCGGAAGCACAATCTTCTGAGTCTGACCTGATCCTGTTCCAGGCAAGGTTGTAAGCAAGGGGAAGGTGGGGGAGTTTACACAAGTACCCCCGCTCTCATTAGTGAACACTACCTGCATCCCAACTTCCCCATTATCCTTGTAGGTCAAACGTAGTTTCTTGGTAGAATTCTCGTGCCTTGGGTCGCCATAATCCATCTCCCCAGTTGTCAAGCTCCATGGCTGCTCACTCCATCCTGAGAAATCAAACAAGAAAAGGCTTCCATCAATGTTACCCACAGCCACGGATGGAAATGGATTCGGATTATCAAGTGATTCCCACGAAGTTGTCGGGGAATACTGATCCCATGCCAACTTCATATCAATCCACCTGAGATCACTATCCAAAATAAACTCATTAACGCAGTTCGGCTTTCCAGCCGTACTCCACCTCGTCCAGGTCATATCATCAATATGGTAAACCCAAATTGCTATACCAGGGATGAACAACCAGTAAGCATTGTAGGGATTACCATTAACCGACGTAGACACATAGGCAAAGACAGAGTAGGGATCAACAAGTGATATGTCACTGAAGATCAGGGTTCGTGCTCCTAGCCGGGCCCTCCCCTGGAACGGCGTGTCCCCAATCGGAACACTGGTAGTCCCATCAAACGAATTTACATTATCCTGCCCAACATAATAGCAGGTACTCTCCCCATTCGCCGCAAGCGATCGTGGAATCACAAGCCCCTTCGATCTGGCTGAGAGCGGCTGAATATCAAATGGAGCCGCTGCATTTCCAGTTAGACTTAGTTGGTTGATGCCAGCCTGCTGGAAGATGAATCCATACTGAAAGAGCTTGATACATCCGGTGATCGGACCAAGATCGTTGTAGAGATCGTCCTGCCCAGAATCAAATGAAGTCCAGTCTTGCCCATCCCCAGCCCCACTCCACTGAATCCTCTGGTAAGCATGGGACCCTTGAGTAATCAAATTACAAGCTACAAGATGATTCCCAAGCTCGAAGAGGTAATTTGCCGCAGGAGCATTGAGTAGATTGTTTGCTTGATTTACATAAGCAGGAACCGGACCCACCGCTGCGCCGTCCCACATCCAGATTGGATCAATCCCTTGGGAGAAATAGAGCTTCTGTCCTACCACCGCATACGACATCACAGAAGTGGAAATCCCATTCTGAGGCCCGAACAACCGATTCCACTCCCCACCAACATAATAATACATCTGAGTTGGGGTGTTTGCCACCTGAACTCTCTCATCCTGAGCGGTGAAGAAGTCAAAGATACCAATCCAAGGCTCTGTCAGCCCTGCCCAATAGGAATCAGCGTTTGCCCAAGTAGCTCCTGCGGGAGCGGCGTCCCAAGCAGTCGCGGCTAGTAGTGGATTACTCCAGATAACCAGATTAGGAACTGGTGGAATCCCAGTGCCCCCGCCATAGGAAATAAAAGCGGGCCGGACCCTGGCCTTCCCAAGCCGAAACATTATATTCAATGCGTCGGAGAAGCCACCCAACTGAGCAATCATCTCAGTTGGAAGCTCGCTCTGGATACCCCCAAAAGGCCCGAGGATTGGGTACTCAGGAAGCTCGCCGTTCTTCATACCTTGTTGATCCATCGAGTTCCTTGATTACGAAGTAGCCAAAGATTAGCTAGAAATTCCGACTGCGATCCAGTAAACTGCCACAGCTGTGGAGTTGAAGGTAATTCCACTAGTGCTTGGTGGTGTGGTAGATGAAATATTACAGGACCCATTCAAGCCAACCGCAGTAATCACCGGAGTTGCTAAGTATGGGACTGTGAAGGTAATTGCAGGTGATCCCCCCGATCCTGAGAGTCCACCCTGAATGGTAAGGAATGTAAGTGGTGCTCCCGCAGAATTGAATGTGTTGGGGATTTTTACCACAAGTGTATTAGCTCCGTAGGTAACTGATTGCGGAGCTACATTTGCCTGGGCTGCCTGAACATATCCAGTCGATGCAATTACAGTTGGGGTTAAGATTCCAATAGCCTGAGTAACAGTAGGAGTTGTAGGTAGGTCTGCCCCAGGACCACTCGTAATCTGCGGGCTTTGGAGTCCAACAAGGGCAGGAAGCACCAGCGGCCCAGGACTTGTTGGAGGAATCGCAGCCAGCGCAGCTACAATTGCAGCTTGCAACGTGGTGTTCGATTCGGAAATGTTCGCCAGAATTAGCGGGGTAATCTCGCTAAAGGTTCCACCGATGTTGTAAATCTTCCCAGTGGTAGAGTCGATAAAAGGCGCCCCATAGAAGTTTGTCTCATACCCAAGAGCTTCAGCCGCTGCTACCGTAATTCCAGAAAGATTCGCAATCCTCTGTGCGATATCCTGTTTGAAGTTCCTTATATCCAAAGCACCCTGGCTGATCGCCTGAGTATCCGGTGGGAATGTAATATCGTAAATCTCGCTGAAAGCCATTAGATCAACCCTTCTTCGTATTCTTCAATACGAGCACCTATGTCGGTACGATACTTCATCCCCGGCAAGTAGATGTTTTCCTTGATGTATTTAATCAAGGACTTACGAACTGATTTGATCGAAGCGCCACGATTGGTAACAGTGAGAAGGTAGCCATTCTTCGTAACCACCTTGTAGCAGGCTTCGCCACTCTCTTCGTCAACGGTGAACTCGAAATTGTATAGATGGATGTGTTCCCTCTGTTCCTCTGAGAATTGCCCACCCTCTTCGGTAGAAGGCTGTCCATCCTTCGGATTCAGGAGCCAGAGGCGCTCTCCTAGAGAAGTTGCCTTCTCCTCAACATCCATCTCACAGGGGAACGGCTTCGCCACAACACACATCACCATTCCAACTCCCTCATGAATCTGGAGTCCCTCGGCAGGAGCAGTTCCCCGCGCACAGTGTTCGATCACTTCGCCAGGATCACTCACCATCCCCTCGATCATTTCGTAAGAGGTAGAAGGAATCCCAAACCTCATCGTCGGCTCCAGCGCCACTATCCCATTTGGGTCATCCAAATCCACAATGCAATTGATGTCAAACACACCATGGAACTTAATATCACGGAGCTTCTCAACAATTCCAGGTCGCCCGATAATAGAATTGAAAAGAGGATTGCTGTCGTCAACGCCAATAAAAGTGGTCCCCATCTCACCGCAGGTTTCGCCGGTTCCACCATCAGCCTCCTTCTTCTCCTCGAAGTTTAGGAATCCGACTATTCTTCCATCCTGATTGCGAAGGAAATCACTACCATTAAAAAAAGCAGAGGCAGCGACTTCAAGTCCTTCAACAACTTCCATGACATCACAATCAAAGGCTCCATACTCCTGTGGGTTCCAACTACGCTTAAGTTCGTCGAGGTGGAAAAGCATATCGACTGAGCCGACGAACTTACCAAGATGATTGATTGATTTCGGGGCGTCGCCGTTCTGTTTGAGAATCCACTGCCGCTCTGCGTGATTCTGAACGAAACGCTGAATTGAGTCGATGGAGGTGAAGTTCTTTGAGAACGGTTGCTTGAACCCAAGCTCTTTGAACCAGGACTGATTCAGCTGCCGATCATTCTCCAGCCTATCCCCTTCGGCGCAGCCACCAAACACAAGCTCACCCCGAGAGCGGAGCCAATCCTGCAAGCGTCCGAAGGAGCAAGAGTCGAATATCCAAACGAAATTCTTTCCAAGGAAATCAAACCAATCCTCAGTTTGGGCGACAATCCCCTTCCCAATCGACCGACTCGCCTTGTCTTGGATGAACATCACCACGTTATGCTGCTTAACATGGGAGAGGTAGCTCGCCAGATCGAGAGTTTCTCCATACTCGGAATAAAAGATAAATTCCATATCACACTTCCAAGTTTGCGTGGTACATATCAACTACAAGAAGATCTCGATCTCCAGAGTACCAAATTCTCTGTCGAACATTCCGAGGAAGAATGATACATCCCTCAGAAGCAGCCCCTGGATGTTCAATTGAATCACCGTGGATCAGGAAGCCACTTCGTCCGAACATTTGATTAGTGGGATCAGGTACCAACCTCAAGACAAATGGACCGTGCTTTGGATCATCAAACGGAGGACCAGTGATCGTATAGTACCCGCAAGGGAGTGGCCCAACATCAGGGATTTCCTGCATGTTAGGCTTATTCTTCCCATTCGGCTCTGCACCACTATAGCCGGTGGCTGCGGGCTCAGGATCACCGTGCCACATATCACCTGTTAGTTGGGAGAATGTCCACATTACTTGATGTAAACCTTAACCTTTCCAGTCGATCCAGCAGTGAGTTGGGAGAGATAGAGACCATTCAATGTCCAATTAACCTTTCCGCTTCTAACCTCTTCATTATCAGAGGCCCCATGAGCTTGCCAGATCACCTTTCCCACCCCATTCGAGACAGTGCAGGTATCTGTGACTGTGGTATACCCCACAAACTCAAAATGCTCAACCTGAACATTGTTCAAGCCAAGGACTGGGGTTGTGGTAACAGTGTCAAGAGTCCAAGGATTTGTTGATGGATCGTTTGCCATTTTCTCTCCTTACTTCTTACTTCGTGTTGATAAATCTGATGATGCGAAGCTGCATAGCAAACATCAAGCATAAAATTGCTGCTGCGAAGCAGCGGCTAAAGAGAACAAACTGCTTTGTCATAATCACCCCAATCAACTCCCAGCCTCATCGCAAGCGTGGCTTCAAGATCAGTTGCAACGGTGTGTGCCTTAAAATAAGGAGCCTGTGGGTTATCTCCCGGCTCGCTAAAATCCCCTGGACGGCGGGACTCCTCATACTGAATATCATACCGATCAATCTCATCAATCAAGATTTCTTGATGGGTGATCTGAAGATACTCAGCAAGTTCGTGGAAGGCTACGAGGGCCTCGTACCTCCAGTCTCCCATCTCACTTACCCTAATCTGTAGCTTCCCATCCCTAGAGTCAATCCAGTAATCACCAACAGTTGGGTACCGCTGCTGATCGTGGGGAATCGTTTTGATTTCGATGTTGAGCATTTTATCCCCTTACAAGCCAGGAAGTTTAGGTTCCTGAAAGAGTCCCACCTACATTTCCGAGGACATACCAAATTCCATTATATGCCTCAAGGATGACGTAGTTTCCAATTGTAGCGGTAAAAGTGATCACATTCTTCGACCCATTGATGTAGCCATGCCCTGCGGTTCCCACAGTAATCACGGCAACCTGTGCGGTAGTAAGAAGAATCGTAAGAACCTTCCCATCATCTCCACCCTGCATTGTCTGCCCGCCGAGGCCGGTGGGAAACTGGGTTGCCTGAGCAGTCGGAGGAACTGGGGAACCTGCAATCGGAGGAATCAGGGTATATGCCCCTGTTGCGGTATTAGCAATAACCTGAAGTCCTCCCGGAGCCGAGGATGGAAGTGAGTTATCAGAGCTAGTAATCGCCCCAGTTGCCCCTGTGATCGGGGCTAAGACCTGATCCATGAATACCGACCTAACCCCTCTAAAAAATGAAACTGACATCTCAATTCTCCTGCGCCTCAGCGCCCAATCTCCTCCAGAGGAGGGTTAAAATCGTGTCACTAGCCCTGATCGGGCACCTACCTACTTGGCGATGGTAAGACTAGGTACCCAGAATCAGGTCCGACGGGTGAGCCTGATTGCCAAAACCCAGACCCCACCGCAATTAGTGGGGCTTATGACACGATTATGGAATAGGTGGTTCCGGTTCATTCGTACTCCCTCGGAGTTTTTCTGCTACCTGCGCCTCTTCTGGGCTATCAGTAAGGGCGTCTTGGATCTGAGTATCTCGGGCCCAAGCCTCTGGGTTATCCCAGCACTTCTCACAGAGAAGAAGCCCGTTCTGCCAATTCAACTGCGAGATTCTACACTCACAGTCGCATCTCTGACAACGGTGCCAGGGGTCACCCATAATCGCGCTGTGACGTAGATAACCCCTTGCCATGTTAAACCTCTTCTACTACAGCCGGCGTCGAAGTGCTTGTCCTTGTAAAGTCGTAAACAGGCTTTTCTGTTACGAGCGGCTTAGACTCTTCGGCCAGCCCCGAGGGCTCAATCGGATGAACATAACCAAACTGCTCCCGATGCTGCGCTCCAATCGCCACAGCCGATTCCCTCGTCTCTTGATGAGACTGCCACTGACACCCATCACAGTAATACTTAAATCTGTGAGCTGGGGTGTTCAGAGGATACTCAGTTACTGTTCCTTCATGAACCACTTTGTGCCTCCACTTCGTTGAATCGTTTACGATGGAAACAATTCCTCAGAGGAGGGAGGGTTGCCCCTCCCCCTTACCTGAAGAGGCTACGGACCGTTAGATCCCCACGTACCAATCCAATGGAAGGCGCCGACTCCGTACCGTTCCATCGTCACCTGCTTGATGGACATGGTGTCGAAGTCATCAGAGAACATCTCATCAAGCGGCTCACGAGTGATATGCTTGAGAGAGTGCTCACTCTTATCTGACAGCAGATACCAAGCCGACAGGCTAGGAGAATAAGAATAGGAGAAGTAATCCAGGTTCTCATTCAGCAAGCTGTTGATCTCGTTGTCCGCCGTGTAGGGCTTATGTGGGGAGCCGAGAATTTCCCGGGCAATCCAGATAAGTTCCGGCGGGATCAGCAGAGTCCGAGGGCGGACCTTGATCGGCATACCAACTCCATCGGGCATCCGGCGGAAGTTGTTCATGGCAAGCTGGAGAGCGGTGAAGGAGAGATCAACGTCGGTGGCAGGGCGATTTGGCCATGTACCTGGGCTTGTGTAATAAGAAGATGCCCCAGGTGCGATGGCAGTAGCTGCGCTGCCCCCAAGAAGATTATGTGCCGTGTTGAACAGATTGTTCCCGTCCACCGTCACATAGCTGTTCAGAATATTCGTGCTTGACGTGAACCCTAGGTTGATAACTCCCCAGGTATTAACCTCACGGGCAAACTGAGCAGAACGCGCCAGCGCGGATGGAATCTTTTTCACCAACCCATACATATCGTCCTTGTAAAGTTCATAAGAACTTCGGACGCCAAGTGCGTAGGTGAACATCTGGAACCGCTTCGTCCCGCCCTGCGCTGCGTCACGATAAGTCGTCGGCTCGCCTTCTGGTTTCTGCACCAGCGGTCCTACACCTACAAACTCGGCCTCATCCTCAAATGCCCGATCAGATGATTCCTTGTTAAAGATGTGAGGCCATTCCTCATCCTTCTGATGCAACTTCTCCCATTGCACAAAGAGACCATGCAATCCGGGAGCTTGTAGCTGTGAAAATTGACCACGTACCTGCATTGCTCCTCCTTATGCTTGTTGCTGAGCGCCAGTCGTGAACTGAAAGTAAACGCCTCGCGGGTCCCAATCATCAAGACCAACGATGGTTACTACAGTGTTTGTACCAACGGTAGTCTTGGAAGTATCAACATACCAGTGATTGTCGGTATCCTTGGTAAGTCCATACTGAGTACCAATCATAGCCTGCGTAGCCGTGGCTACTCCAACCTGGCCGAAGAAGTAAGTATCATTCTCTGATTGATAAACATTCAGCTTTCCATCGTCGAACGGTGGAACCTGAATCACCACCGCATTCGGCTCATTTGCAACTGCGGGAGGGGTGTTGATAATCTGTGGAACACCAGCAGCCGATCTGTTCCTAGCCGCCTCCATCGAGATTCCAACAGTACCAAAAGCAACTGTCAATCCATCCCACTCTTGCAGATAGCCTGCAACCAACTGAACAGGTACGCCCTGTAGGAAGGTCTTGGAGGCTGCTTCAGCCAATCGACGAACGGTAGGCTGGGTTCCAGAACCACTACGAGAGCCATACATGACAGCTGATACACCAGTAACACTGGCCATCACATACCTCCTAGGGGCGATGCCCCTTCATTTGAATCAGCACTTACAAAGGCTTCAAGCTCTGTCTGGGTGGGGACATAAGTTTGAATCTTTCCTCCTGCCGATCTTCC